CTTCATTTTTTTCTTTTGTACTTGGCGCTTTTGCGTTTTGTACCATCTGCTCGTTTTATAAGTCCCCTAGCTTTTGCTGAGGCACGTTCGCTAAAACCAAGTTTTTTACCTTGTCTTAGCTTTCGCCTTATGGTGCTACCTTTTGCTACCATTAGCTCCTCGGCACTCTAGTTTTTTTACGTTTAGAATCCATCATGGCTCCACACCCACGGCCTTGGATCATAGTTACAGCACCGCCAGTTCGCATAAAACCCATTTTGTTTCTTACTTTTTTTGGTAGTTTTGGCAAACCTTTGTTTTCTGCTGGTATTGGTTTTAGGTTTTTACCATTGACCTCCCCACCAACAGCTTTTTTAGAGCCTTTGTATTTACCACCCATTTTTTTATATTGAGAAACCATGTAAGCATTTGCATACGCACTTGGGTAAACGTCAAATTTTGCTTTTGCTTTCGCTTTTGCTTTTCTATAAAGTGACGGATTTGCTACATTAGATGGTATTTTCGATGCACCACCACCTTTTTTCATTTTAATAGACTCAAGGGTTTTTGCTTGCCCAGCATGAGTTTTACTTGCTTTTTTAAGTTGTCTAACGACTTTGTTAATTTTTTGTTTTGCCATAATTATTTACCAATTTTTACATGACCAATAACCAGCTGTAAATACGTCTTTTTTCTTTTGCACAGCGTCGCAGTTGTGCCTAGCTCTAAAACTTTTACGTCTGGCTGGTTGGTTTTTTTTAATACTTAAATTAGGATCTCCGTATCTAACTATTTTAATTTGATCTCCCTTTTTTGCTAGAACAGCAAATTTTTTATTTTTGCCTGGTGTTCTTTTTTGTTTGTTGTAACCAGGAAAAGTCTCCCCACGGTAAGAGATCCTACCGCTAGGGAGTCTTTTTGCATCCTTTGTGGTTGCCATTAGCTGTAATTTTTAGTTACAACCAATATTATTGAGTAAGCGTCACCATTACTATGTCCAACGGTTGTAAAGTCTATATCTCCCGTAACGCCAGAACCAGCATTGTTTGGAATACCAGTGAATAAATCGTAGTATTCGTCACCAGTGCTGTCAGCTGGCAAACATATTGCTAATACATTGGTTGATGCGTCAAACTCAATGTCGACGCCCATGCCTCTACAGGCCCAATATATTCTTGATATAGATACAGAAGAACAAGCTCTACCTTTGCTGTCAGCTTTCAAAGCCGATACATCAACTTTTTTAACAGAAGATTCGCCTGTGCCGTCGGATTCGTTAGTAAATTTAAGAATGGCAAGCCTCTCACCATCTTGTATGGTTTGTGAGGTTACTGTATCAGCCATTATTTACTCCTTATAGTTCTGTGACTGCTGTTCGTTCTTTATAAGCACCAACATAGTCAACACTTAATGTTTTTGCAGCAGCGGCACCGTTTTGTATACCAAATGAAAGCGTAAGCTCTTCATCATCTGGTGCATTAGTGCTAACGACTGTACCTGCTAAAACATTGTTCTGAAACACATGAAACTTCTGATCTTTAGGATCGTAAATGAAACCTAGTGTCATAAATGTATCATCTGCCAAAGAGTTTGGTAATGTTAGTGTAGATTGTGTGCTGTCTTTTTCAACGATAAAGCTGATTGTTGCAGCTCCATCTGATTTTAAAAAGAAGATACCATCTGTCACATCTAACGGTGTTGTGTCAGTTAGCTGTAAACCAGCAACAATATCAGTTTGAGTGGCGTCATTTGTTTTAAATCTAACGTGAAAACCGATTTGTTTTCCAGATTCAAATTTAAAACCCTCTTTTACAAGCTGAAAAAAGTCATGGTCGTTATCGCCAGCAGCGTTTGTTACTAACAAAACCCCACCGTCGCCATCGGCTAGTGCCTCAGACGCAGATCCAGTTCCATCCTCAGTTGTTGTGATCGTCCAGTCGGACGCTAAGTAAGTATCAAAATCATTGAAGTATTGATGATACTTATGCGGTGCAGGTGCTTTTAATTTACCAAGTGTACTATCAGTACCTACGTTGGTTACACCCGAAGTAAAATGCGTAGTCATAATCAGCCTCCTTTAAAATTAGCCATTGCAAACACCATTGTTCGCAACAATCATTTCTACAGTATTGATAATACTCTTTGGCTGTTATTTGTGCAACTAAGAACTAGCTAACAATTTTGTAAGGCAGTTTATAGTATCTTTTGCATGAATGTGATGTATTCCAATACCACCAGCATTTCGCCAAGCTGTAATGTTACTTGCTTTATCATCGATCAACACATGTCCTGGTCGTGCATATATGGCCTTTTCTTTGCCTTTTAGCGTGCATGTAACCAGCACATCTATATCAACATGTTTTCTAATCCACTTAAATTTATCTTTTGCAACCTTATCTCTGTTTTGCTCACCAGAACAAGATAATATTTCCCAGTCTATACCTGTGCCTTTTACATAATCTACAAGTGTTTGCATATCACTCATAGGTGGTAGATCAAAAAATAAACCTGCATTTGATAATTCTATTTTTCTATTATCGTAATAAGATTGCTTATCAAACGGTCCATTTAGATACTTAGGACCTTCTACGCCCTGGATAAAGTCAGCTAAGACTCCATCCATATCAACAAATATTTTGGTTATCTCTGTCATTATGCTACATCCAAGGTGTTAAATTCAGACAAGGCCTGTTGAAGAGAATCGTTAAAAATAATTTTTTCTTTTCCCTTCCAAGACGCACAAGAGTAAATTCTAATCGCTATATTTCTAAAGTTAGGAACTTCCTTAAAATCCTTTAAAGGTATGATGCTGTATCTATATTCCAAATCACCATGTTTGTCGTGGTGTTCTGTAATTTCACAGCCGCCATATTTTTCACCTTTATTGCAAGACAAAAGAAAACAAGTTGATAAAGCGTCTCTGTTTGCAAGATGTTTCATTGTATCGTAATTATCACAATAATATTCAATCGCATTTTTAATGAATGTAAGACCGCCTTTTGGGTAGCCATCACAGTGTTTGTAAATATGCACTTCCGATTGATCCCACTCAGAAGGTGTTTTAAAAGTGTATACCGCTCTTGTGCTCATTACGCCACCTCCTTGTTATCAACCCATGTTGTCATAAATATCATGTTCCTAGAAACAGTGAACGCGTCCATAACAATTTCTTGTGCCTCATACGGATTGTTTGCATTTACATACACAATCTTGGGCCTCATTGGATTTTTCCCGTAAACAACCTTATATCTTCTCATTACGCCACCTTCTCATTATTTGCAGGTCTGAAACTTTGGTTTATCAACATTTCAACCTCTGCATTAGTCAATCCTTGCTTTTTGTTCCAAGCATCGATTGTTGCTTTGTCCCAGTTTGCATAATCACCAATCTTAAGATCGGCAAGTGGAACATAACCACTTTCATAATCAACCACAGCGACAGTGCCCTCTAAGTAATACTTAGTGCCGTCGTAAATGGCGACTCTTTTACCCTCTGCTTTTTTGGTAGCAGTAAAACCATCTAGATTATTAATATCCATTACGCAACCTCCTTTTCGTTGTAAATGAAACCGTTAATATCAAAGTTGTCTATAGCAACCGTGTCACCATGAGTTTTGTAAATGGGACCAGTTCTGCCCGCACTCATTGGAACTAAAAACCAGTATTTGTTACCGTCATGGATAACGTCACCACTAGAGGTAGATCTTAAACCCATAACCTCACCAGTTTTTTTGTTTAAGGCAAGATCTGTTGTAACCTTGACTCTTGGATCATAGTCGTCGTTAACAATCTTATCACCAGCATACTCAAACTCTGGACCCCTAGACCAAGAGCCGTTCACGTTGTTGGTTAATGCGTAAGCCTCGTTGATTGTATCAACATCAATCTCCGCCACTTTTGTGTAACCCTTGGTGTTATCACCAAACTTGTTTGCATGAAATACTGTTATCATTTTTCCTCCTTTTTGGTTTTTAATTAAATCACTCACATATATATATTAACAGAATTACACAAATATGCAACTATTTGCACATATTTATACAAGTTATTTTAGACATAAAAAAGGGCCAGTTATGGCCCTTATTTGTAATACTGAGTAAGAAAGTGTATTACAACTTCAATCTATGCACCTTGAGATCCAAAGATTCCTCTCCAATCAGAGAAACCAAATGAATATCTCTCTCTAGCCTTATATCTGATATTGCCAGTTGAGAAGTCTGGTTCCATAGAAGTCTCCATTGGAGATCTTTGGAACATTTTTAGACCTTCACCTGCGCTATTAACAGAAGTAAGAATAAAGTAAGCGTCTGGGTCAGTTAGATAATGATTAACTGAATAGCCACCAGGCATAACACCTGTGTTTCTAATCGCGTTAATATCGTTATCAGCAGTTCCAGATCTTAGTTGAGAATTTAATATTCTGTCAGCAACAAAAACAAGTTGCGGTGGGACAATAAGTTTGTCCGCTGTGACACTAATAGTTAATCCTCTATCATCTGTAAAAGTTGATATATCGATAAGATTATCTTCTAATGACGCCTCATTTAAGTCAGCCATAGTAGTTGCTCTGTTTGCAGCTGAACCACCACCAGATAGTGGGTGATCTGTTGCAATAAGAGATTTACCATCGCCGCCTGTAAAGCTAGATGAGAAAGCGTTGTTTAAAACATCGGCACCTTTGACTTCCTTAGTGTTAGCCATTGATTTTGCTAATGCTTTAACATATCTTTTACCCAAAGAATCATAAAGGTTATCTTCAACTGCCTCTTCTGTTAAAGCAAACGCTAACGCCACGGTATCGTGTGTATAACGTGCACTGTAACTTTCAGATGCGTTGTCGAATTGAACCCCTTGTCCTTCGGACTTAAGTGGTGCAGAACCAAATCCTGTAATTAGGACCTCTTCTTCAAATGCTCTGTTTGAATCTTCGATAACAAAAATATCTTCATACTCGTTCTCGTAAGAATCATAGGACATTCCAAAAAGTGCATTTAACCCAGGCTCTAGCTCTTTTGCTAGTTGTGCTCTTGATATAGCCATTTATATACTCCTTATGCTAAACCAGCACCTTTCTGTCCCATAATGTGATTTTGTATCACACACAAAACATTGGTGTTAGTCGATGAAACATCGTCGTTATCGGGATCCTGGGATATATCTATAGCTTTCAGTGGTAAAGTAGCTGTAGTAGCTCCTGTACCAACATCTAATTCTAGTGCTGATATTCCAGACTTAGTATCGCCTACTGGTGATCCATCAACAATGTCGAAGTTTCCAAACAAGTCAGCTACAGGCATCGCTGCATCTGCTTGTACTTCAAAAACAACATTAGGATCATCAATGACGCTTGCGATTATATCCGACGCAGCAATGCTGCCTGGATAATAATTGTTAAACACTTGTTCGCCTGTGGTTGGATCAGTGTAAGATACACCGTTAAACACACCGACAATCGGAACTGTGCCAGTAGCAGTATGCCTACCAATAACACCAGCTGTAAGCTGAGTTACCAAGTCACCTTGGAATATTGGTGTTGTGGCTCCACTAGCAATCCTATATCTAGATTGACCTCCAGAATAAGGCGCTCCGCCCATCATACGAACAGGTTTACATCCAAATGGGCTGTTATTATTAGCCATTGTATATTCTCCTTATATGATTATTACTTTTTACCAAAAGTAACGTTAGACCTCCTATCAGAATCATACTTCACGTACCTGCCGTCTTTTTTAGATTCGTTAAACATAGTATTATCTAACGCCTCTTTTTTTCTTGCAGTTTCCTGTTCGTAATATGTATTACGCTCATTCTTAGTTTCGATCGGTATTTTTGCTAATAGCAGACCTTCACTATAAACTAAACCAGCATGTCTTGAATTATCATCGGCCACAGGTAAAACAAACTCTGAGGGTAAATCAGTACCTCTTACGAGCTCCCAACCTTCTCTCAATCTTCTGCTCACATTAGCGACGTCCTGTTGTCCCAGCATGGATTCTCTTATCCAACGATATTCGTATCCTTCTGGTGGTGCAGGAGTTTCAAGTTTTCTAACTGGTCTCCACGGTTGTCTACGAGTGTTATTAGCGTGATTCTCGGATTCACGGGAATTTCTGGATTGTGTCATATCTTTATTATCTTCTGTTGTCATTTT